TCCATTGACATCACAGTAGATTACGAGTGGAATGCGTGTGAGATACCATATATTGGAGAGTAATGAAAAAACTGCAATACACAACCAATGATCCTGCATCCTCTACCGATTACTTGGCAGGGGATAACACGTGGAAACCAATGTCGGGGGGTGGGGGTGGTGTGCCTTACACAGGTGCGACTTCAAATGTTGACTTGGGCGAATATGGATTAGATGCTGGGTTCATTAACTTTGATACCACACCAACAGGCACTCCAACCACGCAAGGTACAATGTCTTGGGATACTGACCATAATACCGTTCAACTTGTGATGAATGGCACAACAGGGAGAATTCTTGAAGATGTTTTTTATATTGCCAAAAATCAAACTGGTAGCACTATTCCAAAAGGAACGGTAGTACGTGCAGATGGTACACTTGGCGCAAGTGGTCGAATTAAGATAGCACCTTTTTTAGCAGATGGAACTTACCCAAGTGAATACTTGATGGGTGTCACTGCCGAAGCTATTTTAGATGGAGCGGATGGAATGGTTGTTCACTTTGGACAAATTAGAAATGTAAACACATCTGCGTATGTAGATGGGGATATTCTTTACGCAAGTACAACAAGTGCAGGTGCATTCACTACTACAATTCCAAGCGCACCAAATAATATAATTGAGGTTGCTATTGTTATTCACGCAGCAGCGAATGGCACATTGCAGGTTAGACCAACCATAGGTAGTAACATCAATAAAGATGAAGGGGTGCTAATTACATCTCCATCGAATGGTCAAATATTAACTTACAATTCAACGAGTGGGTTGTGGGTTAATACAACTCCATCGGTATCCACTTCAAAATCTTTTTTAGTCACCTTTTTAGATAATGCTGTCAATGCATCAACTACCACTTATATAACTTTTGGCAGTGCGACTTTTTCAACAACAGAAGCTAACAGGCTCACCGTTGCTCCTGCTGCCTCTACATTCTCAAAATTTTACGTAAAAATTTACACCTCACAAAGTGCTACTGGTTCTTTGGTTTTGACATTAAGAAAAAACCAAGTTGACACCTCAGTGGTTACAACCATTGCAGCAGGTAGTGCAAGTGGAACGGAAGCGAATAGCGGTGCAAATTCAGTATCGTTTAGCGCAGGGGATGACATCAGTATAAAGGCAGTTAATAACGCAACTGCAACCAGTGGAAGGGTGATGAATTTATCATGTCAGGTAGAAATATGAGATATACAATTAATGAAAAAAATGGTGTGACAACCATTCACGTTTTAGAGTACAATATCTTTTTTGGATTCGATGCGAGTGATGATTACGCACCATTCCGCAATGCACTAACTGACAAAGGTATTGATGCCTTTGTTGACCTTTTAATTCAAGATAGTAATACCGCATTCTTAAATTTCACCAATGGCTACTAATCCAATCACTGCATTGATGAATGAATTTGGGCAGGAGGTTGTTGAACGTGCGATGCTCAATCTTGGGGTATATCGTACGGTGAATGGAAAGAAGCGTAGAGCAGTGGCGAGTGATAACTTACGTAAGTCACTAACTTATCGTTATGACAATAAATACAAGCGCATTGACTTCTTTGCGAAAGGAACAGCAAGTGAGTATTCAGTATTTGTTGAGGAAGGTGTGAATGGTTATCAGGTTAATAACAATTCTCGATTTTCATTTAGAAAAAAGTCAGTTGATGTGGATGCAATTCGTAACTGGATGAAGATTAAACGTATTCAACCACGTGAGCCAAATGGGGCATTTAAGAAATTCGCAACTCCAAAAGCGAAAGAAGATGCTACCGATTGGATGGCAAGTAAGATAGCAAGGTCAATAGCACGGAGAGGAATCAAACCATTGTTCTATTTTAGAGATGCAGTGAACGAGACGGTGGTGGATTTTAATGATAGATTTTTAGCTGCATTAAAGGGTGAGATAACAATAGCAATTGAGGAAAATTTACAAGGTAAAATAAAATTATAATGGCATATAGTACAGCATTAACAGGGTTAACCGCACAAGGATCAAGTGAATTCAAGGGTTTGTGTTATTCAAACAACGATACATCGTTTACAATGACCTCATCCGAGTTCGCCAATAGTGGGTTTAAGTACGTGGTAAACATAGTTGATAACGCAACAAATAACGAATACAAATTTTACATTGCACCAAACGCAGCAGGTAGTGGTGTGTTCAATGCTAAAACTATATTTAATCAGTTAGTACCAACATCATTGGTTATACCGGATAGCGATGATATTCTCATTCAAATAACCGAACCTCTGTTGAGTGACAAAATGATGGTCAACACTTTTGAAATTGAATTGTATGAAGGTTATGATGTCGCAGGGGTATTTACTGAGGATTTATCTGTGATGGTCACATATGATTTGATGTGCATATACGGAAAGGGCAAAGGAAACTTTTTGGTGATGGGTAGCAATGAAACTTTACCCATTGCACTAAGCGAATGTTTCGACAATACAATAGGCTTCAACGCTGAGACCATAGCGTCACGCATCAACATTCCTTTGGCATTACAACAAGAGGTTATCAATTGGCAAAGAGTATCAAGGTCAAACGTGACAGGCGCAGAAGATAGCGCATTTAAGATTCTCAGTTGGATAGGTGATGATTCAACTTATTTGAATAACAATTACATCTTTCCGAGTGGGACAGTTACTGGCTTTCAATTCGACCTTTATGATAACGAATACAATGTAGTGACATCATTTAACATTCCTTACAACTATGGCGCAGGTTCATTGTATCATTTGCCAGTTGGTTTGAAGAATTTATTGGGGGGATATATAGACCAAGACGAAGCGGATGCGACTACATTTTGGACAGTCTTTGCATATGGTGGGCTAACAAATATTCAGATATCTGCGAAATATGGATTTTATATAGATGATGATTGTAAGCACAATCCAGTCCACGTTTATTGGTTAAACCAAAAAGGTGGATGGGATAGTTTCTCTTTCATCAAAAAGAACGAGCGTAGCATTGAGGTAGAAAAGAAACGCTATAAACAATATCTTGGTGACTATAATGGTGCGACTGCATCAAGTCCATTTGAGACCAAGAACTATTCAAGGTCACTCACTGAAAGAGAGCCTATTGTTAAGACATTCATTAACTTAACAAGCGATTGGGTAACGGAGTCCGAGTTTAAATTTATGAAAGATTTATTCCAATCGAAATCGGTGTGGATGGTTGATGATAACGTGGATGGTTACAACATCTTGCCAGTTGTAGTTGAGGACAATAATTTCTTGATGAGACGCGAGAGGAATAGTCGCAAATATAACCAACAATTGAGACTGCAATTAGCGAACGAATATGATACGCTGAATATCACTGCTTCCGAGTATCCAATACCAGGCCCTGATCCCTGCGTCTTCTTTGATACATTTACAAAGAGTGGTGGCAGCACTCAAATAACAGTGGGTAGTAATTATGGTGATGCTTGTAATTTAGTGGTTACAAGTGCAACTGCTGGGCGTTTCATAACCGTTACAGTTAGTGATGGTGCAGTTGGCCCAGTAGCAGGTGAGACTTATTATGTACAAATAGATTACACCAATAACACTCCTGCACCTGCAACAACAAGTGCTAAATTGGGATGGATTAAGTTAGGTAGTCAATTGGGAGGAGGTTCGATAACTTATTTTGATTTACAAAATGCAGGAACTCCAATAATTGCCACAGGTGTATGGGGTACATCAGCAACAGCTCCATTGAATTACTTTGATTTAAAATTACCTTCATGGGGAACGGGAACATATAGCGGCAATATCTATGTAACAATTGGATTCGGTAACTGCCCATAAATTTAAGAAATGGAAACAGCATTAATACTTTACACTCAGGGCGACCTTACACCTTATTTGGTTGACCTTTATGAGAACGAAAACATCTCATTGAATTACTCGTTTAATGACATCAAAGACCTCACCCCAAGAGGTAACTATTCAAGGACTTTTCGCATTCCATTTACTGAGACCAATGCCAAGATTTTTGGATTCATACAAGAAAACACTTTTCAATTCAGTGGCTTCAATCCAAAGCGAAAAATCAACGCATCAATCACAGTTGATACTATTCCCATTATAGATGGATATGTGCAGTTTAAAGCTGCGTATACAACCAATGGAGAGGTAACTGATTTGGAGATTGTTTTCTTTGGTAACGTGGTGGATTTCTTCAAGACCATTGGAGATGCTGACTTTAAAAACTATATAGCAGGTGAGTTGCAAACTGACTTTGATTTTGTTGTCTCTTACGATACTATAACCGATTTTAATACCACAGATGACGTATATCTTGGTTTAACCGATAAAGGCCAAAATTGGGTAATGAATGTCAGTGATAGCGGAACTCGTAATATAATGAGTGAGTTAGCTTCGGTTGTTCCAAAGGTTGGTGAACTTACTCCATTTGTAAGGTCAAGATACATATTTGATAAGATATTCGCATTAAGTGGATTCCAATTTAATGATGGAGATAGCACTACAATTGTAGAGCAGCTTGATAAAATGTGGATTCCTTGGATTGGAGAAAGTGATTTAATAGCACAACAAGGAAATCCTGATACGGCACGGTTTAAATTAACCAATAGCGGTACAATTACTATTGATACAAATGATTTTACATTAACAAATTTTACAAATGGTGGAAGTTCATTCGTTGCTGAATTACCAACTTTAAATATTGATATAGACACAGGTTCAAATGTAAGTGCAGGAAATATATATACAGCCCCATTTAGTGGTAGTTACGTTGTTTCTGGAAATATGACTATTCAAACAGATTTGCCAATTTCGTCTATAAAGATGGGTTTTATATTAAGCGATGGTACGTCTAATTATTTTATGATTAATTCAGCATATATAAATTTGGTATCAATAGACCCAAATACTGGAGATAATATTTATAATACAAATACAGATGTAACATTATCAACTGGAACTTCATCATCTTTTGTTCAACAAGGTTGGACAATTAAACCTATGATTTATATTCCAAATGATGTTTACCAACAAGCATTAAATCTAAATCCTTTAATAACATTTACTATTTCATCATTTGAGGTAGGTACATTGGACATATCAAAACCATTGTATGGTAATATTATTGATTGGAGTGCAAACGCACCTGTAATGAAATGCAGTGAGTTTATGTCATCATTATTCAAGATGTTTAATCTTGTTGTGATTCCAGATGATGTTAACCCAAAACTATTGACATTTTTGCCCATTCAAGAATATTTATCGCAAGGCAATTCAAAAGATTGGTCGAATAAATTAGACATTAGCAAAGACATCACATTAACATCAACTGCTGATTATCAAGCGCAACAAAATACGTGGACATATAAGGCAATGAATGACTATTACAATCAGCTTTACAATGCGCAAGGTGAGCGTGTATATGGTAGATTGTTATTGATTGATCCCGAAAATGACTTTGCTACAAAAGAGCAAAAAACTGAAATAATGTTTGGTGCTACTCCTTTAAATACAATTAAAGGTAGTGACTATCCAATACCTAAATTTCAATCCGCAAATGGACAATTCGCTGCACCTGGGCCTCGAATTCTTTACAAGACCAATGACCAAATCACATTCAAAATCTTTAATGATACGTTGCAAGGATATGTATTAATCACATTGGAGTTGTTTAGCCATTATACAACTGTTATTCCAACCATTGCTGATGAAGATTTGAACTTTGGTCAAGAAACTCCATTACACTACGTTGATACTACTCCGTGGAAAACACTTTACGCACGTTATTGGAACGATTACATAGCTGACATTTACGCACCTGATGCACGAGTATTAGAGGCATATTTTGCGCTCGAATTTGCAGACATTTATCAATTCAAGTATAATGACCAAATCTTTATTAAAGATGCGTATTGGAGAATTCTTGAAATTAGTGATTATGTGGTAGGTATGCAGGAGAGTGTGAAGGTGAGACTCATCAAGGTAGTGAGCGCACAACCCGATTGCTTACTTATTCCAGGGCCAACAATAAATATAGATGGATCAGTAAACTTTTTAGATAGTGAAGGCGCACCTGCGGAAGCTACTCAATCGTGCTGTGATGCGTATGGTTACTATTGGGTAGGTAGTGAATGCTATGCAACTCCAAGAGATGCAAAAGGTAGAGGAGGAAGAACTAAAATGTTTTCCGATGTTACCACTACTCTTTCAAATTTTGAAACAATACCAGTTAATAAAGCAGCATATATCGCTGATAATGCAATTGTTCAAGAAACTAATGAAAGAACTTTTGTAAATGGTAGTAATGTTTTTGTTGGTGGATCAAATGATGGTTCAATTGTTAGTGGGTCAAATAATGTAGTTGTTGCTAATTTGGGAAGTGTATTTGTACTTGGAGATTCAGCAAGGGCAATCAATAGAGGTGTGACCATTGGTAGCGGTGGCACGTATGCAGGTGAATACCAAACTGGAATAATTCAGCTAAATGGTAGCGGTGATTTCACCAATGATACCACACCAATAACGCTAACCAATTCGGGTACATACATCACTATGCCAGATGATTCTGTTTGGTATGCTAAACTGATGTTGACAGTGGGACAAATCAATCTCGGTATTGATGGCAATGGAGTAGTTGAATTCAACCTTCATTTGGCTACATCAGCAGGGGTGTTATCTATCAAAGATGCGATTATCGTTAGCGAAAATCTTGAAACATTCTCAGGCAATTTTGAATTCGATATTGACATTAGCGGATTGACTTTTGCACCACGTTTACTCTTAAAAAATGACACGTATCCACAAGACAATATTTTTGTTGGCGGTCAATTAATTTACAATCAGTATCACTATGAATAATCCACAGCAAACCTTTAAGAACATTTGCGAGATGCAAAAGATGGGCATTAAGTCAACCCATCCATCGCACGAAAATAAGCTACCAAATTGGCTAACAAAAGGCATCAATTATACGATTGTTGCTACTTTAATTTGGGGAACATATCAATTATTAAAAATGATTTTCAATGGCTGACAATAAGGTAGTTTTAGAATTCGAATTACAAGGTAACGCAACCGAAAAAACGCAATCATTAAGGGCGCAAATGCGTCAATTAAGGGAAGAACTTGCAAGGCTTCCAGAAGGTACTGCGGAATACAATAAGATTCAACGTGAACTTGGAGCGTTAACTGATAAGGTTCAAGATTTAGGAAGGTCTGTTAATACAGTTGCAGGTGATCCATTGGAGAGATTGAATAATTCTTTTTCAATGGTGGGTTCATCATTGATGAATTTAGATTTTGGCGCAGCAATTACGGGACTTGATGGAATGGCATCTGCAATTACAGATGTCAAGATGGATGACATCATCAGTGGTATTCAAGGTCTTGGAACTGCCTTTGTGAATCTTGGAAAATCATTATTGACAAATCCAATTTTTTTAATTGCAGCAACATTAACAGCAGTTGGTCTTGCGTTATATGAGTATGGTCAAACAATGCCTTTTGTAACTGATCAAACTAAACAACTATCGGAGGCAACAAGACAAGCCAGTGCAGCAAGTACAGAAGCCCTTAAAGCATTTGATTTAGAAGAAAGAAAATTACGTGCATTGGGTGTTGCTGAAAAAGAAATTATTGCTATTAGAAGGCAAAGAACTGCACAAGCGTTAAAGGATTCTAAAAACCAATTGGAAGCTGAATTAAAAGTATTAGAAGAACAGGAGGCCTCGCAAAAAAAATCATCAGAAAGACAAGCCAAATATATCATCGGAGGTCAAGCCTTGATTGGTATGGCATTGGAAAAGACTGGGGAGTTATTTGGATTGGTGGCGAGTAAAGAAAAAGTTGATGAACAAAAGAAAAACATTGATTCGTTAAAAGGAAAGATTGCTGAATATGAAGTACAAATTCTTGAATTAAATAAGAAGGAAACTGATTTAACTAAAAAGCAAGAGTCAAATAGTCAGCAAAAATTACAAACACAAGAAAAGGAAAGAGAATCAGCAGTTGGTGCGTTAAAAGAAATTCAAAGTAGAAACGCTACACGTTTAGAAGTTGAAAGAACAGCAGGTCTTGACTTATCCAAGATGAGTGAGGATTTAGCAAAATCAAGAGCAGCAACTGAAATAGCAATTGAAGAAAAAAAGAGGCAAACAATTTTAGAGGGGGAAATCGCATTAAAAAATGCAAGATTACAAATTGCTCAACAAGTTCTTGGCGGTCTAATGGACTTGAATAGTCTACTTACTGATAGCGGTATAGTTAATGCTAAAAAATCTTTCCAAATAAACAAGGCCTTAGGTATAGCACAAGCATCCATCGCAACCTATGAAGGTGCTGCGAACGCATTTACAACAGCAGCAAAATCTCCAATTACAATAGGTTTTCCAGGTTATCCTGCGGTGATGGCAGCAATAGCAGTGGCAGCAGGTTTAGCAAGAGTTGCTAAAATTGCAGCGACTAAATTTAATCCAAGCGGTGGCGCATCTGCTCCATCAGGTGGAGGTATGAGTGGCGGTGGCGGTGGTGCAATGGGTGGAGGCGGTGGTGGTTCTACATCTGCACCTGCATTGGATTTATCTTTCTTGAACAATGGACAAACGAAAGCTCAACCGTTACAAACCTACGTTTTAGCTACTAACGTAACCAGCGCACAAGATGCACAACAGAAGATTTTAGACCAATCAAAATTAATTAAATAAAATGAAAGAAGAAGAAGTTAAAGTTATTGAGTACACCATTGATGATAGTGGATATCTTGGAGTACACGCAATGAGCCTTGTTGAAAATCCTGCTATTGAGGTGGATTTTGTAGCACTATCCAAGACACGCAAAGTCCAACAGGCTGCGGTTGAAGAAGGTGAGCGCAAGATGGTGTATGGTGCGGTGATGATTCCCGAACAATTGATCTACCGAGTTGATGCCGTTGGACGGGAGTATTATTGTAAATATAGCAAAGACACCATCAATAAGATAGCACAAGAATATCTTAAACGCAATATGCACCATAACTCCAATTTAGAACACGAGATACCAGTTGCAGGATGTACAGTTGTGGAGTCTTGGATAACCGAAGGTCAATATGATAAGAGCCAAAACTTTGGATTCTCCTTTCCGGAAGGTACTTGGTGCATTGGGATGAAGATAGATAACGATGAGGTGTGGGCATCTATTAAGCAGGGCGATGTAAAAGGCTTTTCACTTGAAGGTTTCTTTACAGAAATCAGCGATGAATATATGACGCAGCAGGAGATTGAAAAAATAATGAAAGAACTCGAAAATGAGTTAAGCGGTCTGTAAGATTACACCGAGTGCAGGTGTATTGTTTACCCGACAAAAAAGCCCTCCACGTTTGGGGGGCTTTCTTGTTGTAACAACTAAACAAATGAACCTAAACAAAAACTATGCGGGAACAAAAGTAGTGGTTTTGCTACTTATAATTAGAAAAACAAAAAAGTAGATATGAACAAAGTCACAGAAATCGTTTCAAAGTATGCAGATAGATTGAAGGCATTCGGCATTCAACTTTCAGCAGACGGAGAAATCAAAAAAGAGCAACAGATGGCAATGGCCATTCTTGCTGATGGCACTGAGGTTTACTCTCCCGATGCTGAATTCAAAGTTGGTAGCGAACTATTCGTAATGGATGCAGACGGAAATCCCGTTCCTGCTCCCGATGGAGAACACACAACTGCTGAGGGTAAAGTAATCGTGGTAAGCGGTGGAGTCATTGCTGAAATCAAAGAGCCAGTTGAAGAAGAGCCAAAGGTTGAAATCGAAATCGAAGAAGAAAAACAAGCTGCTTTCGATGGAGTAAGTCGCGAAGAGTTCGAATCAACAATCAACTCTTTGGTTGAAGCGTTTGAAGCGAAGATTGCTTCTTTGAATGCTGAGAAAGAAACTCTTTCTGCTACCATCGAAAAGATGTCAAAGCAACCTGCTGTTGATTCAGTAAAGAAGTCTGTTGCAGTTGCTCAAAAGAGCGCACCAATTGATTTGGCTAAAATGGATTCTAAAAACAGAATCTTCTCAATTATAAACAAATACAAATAATAAATAAAAAAGAAAAAAAATGGCTGATTCATTGACCATTAACAATTCAACCTACGCAGGTGAATTAGCGTTACCGTACATCAACGCTGCCATCCTTTCAGGGGATACATTGGCAAAAGGATACGTTACTCTTAAAGAGGGTGTAAAATACAAAGCTGTCTTGAAGAAGTTGTCAAACGCTGCTTCTTTGGTTCAATCTGCTTCTTGTGATTTCTCACAAGTTGGATCATTGAACTTGGATGAGGCAGTATTGACTGTGAGTGATTTGAAAGTTAATTTGGAGTTGTGCAAAAAAGAATTTGCACGTGACTTTGAAGCTTCTCAAACTGGTCGCGGTTTCATCAATGATGTAGTTCCTGCTAACTTTCAAGATTTCTTGATTGGATATGCTGCTGCAAAAGTTGCTGAAAACATTGAGTACACAATCTGGCAAGGTAACACCACTGTTGGTTCTACTTACCCTGCATTCGATGGATTCGAAAAAGTAGTTAACGTAGCTTCTACTTACTATCGTGCAGGTTGGTCTGCAACAGGTGGAGTAATGACTGTTGGAACTATCATCGAAAACTTGAATCAAGTAATTGATAACTTGCCAACTGCATTGATTGGAAGTCCATCAACTAAGTTGTATATGAATCGCCAGTCTGCTCAGTTCTATCGTCAAGCAGTTGCTGCCGAAGGTTATTTGCAACAATTCCAAGCTTCATCCGATTTCAATTTGCAGTTCAACGGATATGACATTTATGTTTGTCCTGGTATCAGCAATGGAACAGTAATCGCAGCACAAGACACTAACTTGTTCGTAGGTGTTGATGCTAACTCCGATTTCGCTGAGGTGAAAGTTGTAGATATGTCTTTGACTGACGCATCCGATAACGTACGTATGGCTATGAGATTCCGTGTTGGAGTTCAAGTAGGTGTATTGGGTGACGTTGTTTATTGCTACAACGATTAATATAACCACAAGTAAAGGGGAAGGTGGTTAACTCTGCCTTCCCTTTATTTTAACTAACTAAAAAAATAAAAATATGGCTTGTGAATTAACCGCAGGATTTACCCTTGATTGTAAAGACACAATCGGTGGTATCAAAGCAATCTACTTGCAACAACACGCTGACTTTTTGAGTGGTGTTGCATTTAATGGTGATGAAGAAGTAGATACTTTGCCTACCGCATCCATCTACAAATATACTTGCCCTAAGCACACTGGTAGCTTCAATGAGGAAGTAGCTTCAAGCGTTGAGAATGGTACAATATTCTATACGCAAACTGTTGCCGCTACATTCTTTGCATTGAGTGCTGCACGCAGAAAGCAATTAGAATTAGTTGCTAAAAATCGTCTTATTGTTTTTGTTCAAGATAACAACAACAACATCTGGATGGTTGGAAAGGCTGATGGTGCAGAAGTTACCGCTATGACTACATCAACAGGAACTGCAAAAGGTGACTTGAATGGTTACACCATTACCTTCACTGCTGAGGAAGCGCACAAAGCATATCGCTTGGAATCTTTCACAAGTACTCCTTTCGATAACTTTGCTTCTATCACTGTTGTAGCACCAACTATTTAATTTATATTTGTAGGTAGTGAATTACTTACAGACTAATACCGCCTCGCAAACCCTTCTTCTTTCATTAGAGGAAGGGGTTTTGCTTTTACCTTCCTTTACGGACTATCTGTTAATCTTACAAAATGAGATTACATTAAAATTATTTGCGGTTATTCCATCGGTTATTGATACAAATGAAAGAATTACTACGCTATCCATTAGCACTGATGTTGACGATGCTGTCAATGGTAGTATTCTTGTTACTGATGGTGGTCGCTATAACTATATTATTTATGGTCAAAATTCGTCTACTAACTTGGATCCTGCTGATGCTGATGTGGTTGGTGAGATTAAAAGAGGTTATATCGAATTCACTACGCTGACGCAATACTTTGACCAACCAACGCTAACCATACCTAATGACATCGAATACAATGGCTAACATTGACGAAATAAAGCAACGCATTGGAGCAACTCAAATAGAGATGTCCAAATATGTGAAGATTGATCCCATTGAAAAAGAAGATAGAAAGGGATGGGTTAACTATGGGGAGAGCAATGCCTTTCCACAATATTTGATTGAACTTTACAATGAGTCACCTGTTCACGGCGCACTGGTTAACTCAATTAGTTATATGATTGCAGGTCGAGAATTGACTGCATCCACACCACAAGCGGTTAAAGAAATTCAGCGTTTGAAGTTGGATTCAATTATCCATCCAACATCTCTTGATTTGAAGCTACATGGAGGATTTTATTGGGAGATTATTTGGTCAATGGATAGAAGCACCATCGCACAAATTAATCACCTTCCTTTTGAGAATTGTCGCCTTGCTTGTAGTGATGAAGAGGATGATGTTGTGGGTGTGTGGTATTCACGTGATTGGTCGGATATGCGGAAAAAGAAAAACACACCGCATTATATTCCTATGTTCGATGTCAATACCAATGAAGCTGAACCAAAGCAAGTATTGTTTGTGCATAGCTTGATGGTTGGTAGCGAATACTATCCAAAGCCTGACTATGTTGGTGCGATAAATGAGATTGAAAAGATGAGGCAGTTGAGTGAGTATCAGGTTAACTTGATTCTCAATGGATTCTTTCCATCTTTGATTGCGTCTTTCAACAATGGCATCCCATCATTGGAGGAACAGCATATGATTAAAAATCAATTGCAAATGTCTTTGGGTAGTGCTGAAAATGCAGGGAAGGTGTTGACATTCTTCAATGAGGAAAGAGATAGAGGTGTTGAATTCACTCCCTTTCCGGTTAGTGATATGGATAAGCAATTCACCACATTAGTTGACCAATCAGTAGAGGCAATTTTGGTGAGCCATCGTGTTACATCTCCTTTGCTTTTTGGTGTGAGAGATGGCGGTGGATTGGGTAGCAATACCGATGAGATGAAAACTGCGATGCGCATATTTCAGCGTCAAGTTATCGAGCCATTTCAAAGACTAATTACAGGCGCAGTTGAAGAAGCATTAGCTTCATTTGGTGTGTTTGCTAATTGTTCTATTGTACAAAACGATTTATTTGCTGATGAGATGGTAGTTGATGCAGCAGGTGCAGTAGCACAACCAGTTGATGTTGCAAGTCAAGCATTGAACGGAGCGCAAATTGCATCACTACTTGAAATCATTGTACAGACTACTGCAAATGTCTTGACCATTCCAAGTGCAAAGGCAATCACAAAGGCATCTTTCCCAATGTTATCGGATGCACAGATAAGCGAGATATTCGATAACCTATCCAATGTCGCTATTGATCCCACACAAGTAGTCCAAAAAAAAAAAGTTAAGTGCGAACACACGCACGTTCTTGAAGCAGATGAGAGCTATGCACCAACAGACGAGATGGCAGCAGAAGCAGAACTTGGATTAAAGTGGAGAGACGAATATGGTAGAGGTGGAACGGAAGTAGGTGTTGCAAGAGCGAGAGATATAAGCAATAAACGCAATTTGTCTTTTGATACAGTGCAAAGGATGAACTCTTATTTTTCAAGGCACGAAGTAGACAAAGAAGCTACCGGATGGAATCAAGGAGAAGATGGATTTCCAACAGCAGGTCGCATTGCTTGGCAGTTATGGGGAGGTGATGCAGGAAGAGATTGGGCAAAGAGAATAGTGGAGCGTGTGAATGTTAAGCAGTCAGCGCACGAATTAGATGCTATCGCAGAAGAACTTATCCAACTCGGTGAAGATGCAAATGAGGATTGGATTTTAATTGATGAATATGATGTGGATTACGAAGAAGATGATGCAGAAAATGAAGCGTTATCACACATCTTTGATGCAGTCGAAATTCATCAAGTAAGTACAGGAACAGCCAAACCAAATGCGACAAGTGAGCAGGATGCTACAATAGATGGAAAGAAGTATTACACACGCTATCGTTATAGTGGTGAGATAACATCTGTGAGTAGACCATTTTGTACTAAAATGCTACAAGCTGACAAGTTATATCGAAAAGAAGATATACTTGCAATGACTAATAAGGCAGTTAATCCAGGATGGGGACCCAATGGGGCTGATACATATTCGGCTTGGTTGTACAAAGGCGGTGGCAACTGTGGCCATTGGTGGAGCAAGCAGTTGTACATTAGTGCAAAAGGATTTGGTCTTGATTTGAATAACCCAAATGTCCGTACACAGGCTTGGTCAAAAGCTGAAAAGGCAGGGTACAAAGTACGTAATAACTACTTAGTAGAAAGAAAGCCAAAGGATATGCCTTACAATGGATTTCTACCAACAAATCCACGTTTTGGAAACAAATAAAAATTAAAGAAATGCCAATACCACAAGAAATATTACTCATCAATGAGGACTACATCAAGAAGTTTACTCCTTTAACGGATGCAGTTGATCCCAATTTAATTAGACCTGCCATCTATCTTGCGCAGGATAAGTATTTGACCAACTTTTTGGGAACGAATTTGACGGTTAAATTGAAGGATGATGTAGCGAATTCTACTTTATCAGGTGACTATGAAACGCTACTTAATGAGTATGTGTTAAAGGTGGTGTTGTGGTGGACAATGGTGGAGTTATATCCATCTCTTTTGTACAAGCACGATAACGGAAATTTGGTGAGTAGACAAAGTGAAGACACTACACCTGTGACAAAGTTAGAAATGGAGTCACTCAAAGAGGCTGCGAGACAAAATGCGAGATGGTACACCAAAAGAATGGTAGACTATTTGTGTTACAACAGCGAACTATTTCCCGAGTACACCAACAACACTGACAATAACATATTCCCTGATCGTAATCCATACGGAAAGAGTAATTTTTTAATTTCTAATTCATATAAAGAATGGCGCAACAAGTGGTCAATAAAAGACTTTCTGCCCCCATCGTATTAAAGCGAAAGGAGTACGAAAAACTATTGAAGCAGTATCTTAAAAAACAAGAAAAGAGATGAAAGTAAAGTTGTGGTTGTTGGGTATTGCAACAGTGTTTTTGCCAATCAAAGAACTGATGATTACCATTGGTTTTTTGGTGGCTATGGATATGGTAGTGGGTATTTGGAAAGCTATCAAATTAGGTCAGCGAATTAGGTCAAGACGGATGAGTGATACAATAACAAAATTGATGTTGTATCAAATCGCAATCGTAAGCGGATTCTTAATTGAGACCTATATAATCACCGAACTTATCCCCATTACTAAGTTGATAGCAACTGTGGTAGCAATCATTGAATTTAAGTCAATCATTGAAAGTATTGAGTCAGTGACCGGAAAGGATTTGTGGTCAAAGATTAAAGCAATCATAGGTAGAAAGAGCGAAGATTTAACCGATGCAATGACCGATGGACAAGGTAAGTAAATACGTGAGTTACTTTGAGGTAACGCATAGCAATCAAGCGAAAGCGTTAAGGATTAGCAA